CTGGCGGCAGCGGTGGACCGGCCCTGCGCCTGAACGGTTGCACTGCCTGCCGCCGTTCCGCTGGCTGCGGCCCTGGACGCGCCGCCCGCAGATGCCGTGGCACCGCCTGCCGCCGCACCCGCCCCGGCGGCGACCGAGCCGCCGACCGACCCGGCCCCGGATACCGCCGCAGCACCCGCCGCCGTGCCGCTGGCGGCGGCGGTGGACCGGCCCTGCGCCTGAACGGTTGCACTGCCTGCCGCCGTTCCGCTGGCCGATATGGTACCACCCGCCGCGTCAGATGACAGGAGCGTCAGCAGCATTAACTAACCCTCCTGTCAGGTCGGCATTACAGCAGGGTGCGCAGTTGCGCTATGCTGGTCTCGGTCTCCTCAATCTTGCCGTCGATCTCCACAAGCCGGGGAATATTCCCGGACGCAGAGACCGTGGCGCGTTCTGCTCTCAGGGTGGCAATCAGCCGTTCAAGCAGGGTCAGGATTTCAGGAATTGTCATCAGATCACCATCTGGCGCAGGAGGATGTTGGAACTGTTCAGCAGCATGTAGACATAGAAGATGTCGGTCGCGCCATCCTTGTAGATCACGTCAAAGGCCGTGTCCCCGACTGCGGCAGCCCCCTGCGGGTACAGCATGGTGCCCCAAGGGAACATTTCGTTGCGCGCCACATCATAGGCAAACCAGCGCCCGGTCACCTCTTTCTGAATATAGAGCGTGCCGTTGTGCAGCGCGTATTTGGTCCCGGTCGTGAACGTCTCGACACCGGGCGCTTGGGAAATGGTCGCCCAGGTGTTGCCCGCGATGTCGTAGCGGTGCAGGGCGGCTGTTGCCGCGCCTTGGAACGAATAGATGAAGCGCCCGTTCAGGATGGCACTTTCGTTGTTCCAGTCTGCCTCGGGGGCCGAATGAATCCAGTGCCCGGACATCCCCGCGCCCGGAGCCGCCGCCCGCGCCGCAACCGGGGTCAGGGTTGACCATGTATTCGCCGCGATGGAATAGCGGTAGAGGGTGACGGCGTTGTTGCCCATCAGGTACAGAAAATCGTCGTTGCCCTCGATGACATATTGCGAGGTCGCATCCGGCGTGATGGTCCAGGCCGGAACCGTCAGCGTGTCGCCGGTGTTGGCGGTGATGGTGCGAATTTGCCCCGCCCCCGTTCCAGCCGTGATCCGGACCTGGGAGTTGACCCATTGGCCCGCCTGCCACGTCTTGCCCGTCTGCGCGAGCGTTGTTGCCGTGGCCGATGTCGCGGTGCCGGAAGCGAACGACCTGGACATCCCGTCCACGATGGACGGCGTGGCAATCAGCTTGGCATCCGTGCCGAAGGAGGCTGGCATGTTTGCCAGCGTCGTCATTGTGTTGGTCGCGTAATCGTACTTGCGGAACGACCCTGCCGCCACCGAGCCGTTCCCCGCCACATACCATGTCGGCGTCAGCAGGCGGTAGACAGTCGATGCCGAAAAGGCAGCGGCCTGCGCCGCAACCGTGATCACCGCATTCGCGCCGATGGTGTTGCTGACGATGTCCAGCACGGCCCCGGCATTCGGACCCGCCAGAATGTGCACCTTGTAGCCGCGCAGGTCGCGGGCCAGCGTCTGGTTGGTCACGATGGTGGTTGTCGTGCCGCCCGTCGCCGAAAGCGAAGACGCGCCGGTCGCGCTGCCGGTGCTGAATGCCGCCGCCGTTGCCGAAAGGCCCGCACCCGCCGCAACGGGCAGTGCCGGGGACGGTATCTGCACAAACCCATCCTCGGCAGGGTTATAGATGAAGGCTTCCGTCTGAGACCGCAGGTAAAGCTGCTGCTGCCGGAAATGCCTGGAGGATGAAAACAACGCCCCGGCCTGGTGCGCGACAGGCGCGACTGAGCATGCCTCCCACCGCTTCAGGTCAAGGATTTTGCGGTTGCCGTTTGTCGTGGGCATGTCAGGTCACCATGATGTTTGCACGCAGGCCGTCCGCCTGCATGTGCATGAGGGCGGGAATATGGTCGTTGGCCGCGAAGGCCCCGATCTGCGACTGGTTTGTCACCGTGCCGACGGTGGTTAGCGTTGCCAGCGTTTGGCCCGACGCGATGCTGGCCGTGACGCCCAGGTTTGCCGCTGTGGCCTGCCGCACTTCCATGATCGGGAAGCCCTGCGCATTGGGCAGCGCCATGCCGATGCTGCGCGCAAGCGAACCGATTGTCATCCGCAGCGCCTCGACCGCCTCGACCAGTTCCCCCAACACAAAGACCGGCAGCGGCGCTTCCGGCGACACGTCCGTCGCGGTCTTGGCGTCGTCGGGGCCTGCAACCGTGACAAGGCCAACGCTCTGGGTAAACGCGGTCTCGCCCGAATAGGAAACCTCGCGCGCCGCGACCTTGGCCCCGGAACCTGGGGTATATCCGATGTTGTCGGTCATCTTGTTCCTCCGTATCCGCCGGAACGCTCACTCAGCAGGGTCATTGGTGCCTCCATAGGCTTGCCGCAGTCGCGGGTAGATATAGGCGGCCAGCGCCAGTGTGGTGCAGGCCAGCCAGAACAGGAAACCGGCGGACCAATCCCACCCGGAACCAGCGGCCCGAGGGGGTCATGGTCATCGATGCCGGGATCAGCACCGCGCCCAGCGACACAAAGGCGCTGTCCAGCACGGTGTCAGCCCCAAACCACTTCTGCCGGGAAAGCTCGATGAGGATCGCATATCCCAGGGCAACGACGGGCCAGACCAGCCAGGGGTTCGGTGCCTTTCCAAGCACCTGATCGCCCAGGGCCAGGGCGGCCATGGCCAGCACCACGCCCGCCGCGACATGCCCGACCTGGTTCATGAAGGCTTCGTATGGCCTGCCTTCAAACCGGTCGGGCGTCATCAGTTCACGCCAGAAGGCGGACCAGACCGACATCCTCAATCCTCCATTAACTCGATTCTCAGCATGCGCGGTGTCACGCCTGCGACGATGCGTATGGGGGGGATGATCTTACCCTTGTGAAGCACCAGGCCCGCCCAGGTACCGTTGCTGCCGACCGAAAAATGGGTGGCGGTCACCGAGCCTTCCGTACAGGCCGGAAAGTCCATCTCCTCCCTCACTCCCTCGCTGGCCGCGGCTGCGGCAAAGCCCGCTTCCGACCGCACCACGGCCACGCGGGCATAGCCGGGATAGGTGACCTCGTTGGTGGCCAATGTGCCGACCTCGCCGGGGTCGGCGCTGTGCAGGGCAAGAAACAGCTGCCCCGCATCACCCGAGCCGCGCAGGCCGGTGGCATCGCCGATGTCGGTGTTCTGTGACAGCGGTTGCATCCTCAATCCTCCGTCACCGTGGTGGCGGTGGTCAGGCGCGGGGTCACGCCTGCGGCGATGGCGATGGTCGGGCTGATCGCCCCCTTGTAAAGCACCACGCCCGCGCCCGAGGCGGCCACCCCGATCGAGAAATGGGTGGCGGTGACAGAGCCTGCCGTACAGGCCGGAAAGTCCACCGCCGCCGCCGGGCCCACGCTGTTCCCGACCACGGCAAAGCCTGCCGCCGACCGCGCCACGCCCACGCGGGCATAGCCGGTATAGCTCACCTCGCTGGTGGCCTGCGTCCCGGCCTCGCCGGGGTCAGCACTGTGCAGGGCCAGAAACAGCTGCCCCGCCGCGGCCGAGCCGCGCAGGCCGGTGGCATCACCGATATTGGCGATGTTGGCGTTCTGGAACACCATTTGCAGCAGCGCGGTTTCAAAAGCATCCGATTTGGACATGGGTCGTCTCCTGTTCGCGGGGTGGCCTCACGCCGCCCCTTTCTTGCCTTCAAAGCTTGTGATCAGCCCGCCGCCGTCCAGGCTGTGGGTGACCCTGGTGATCTGCCATTCGCCCTGCAGCGCGGGGCGCAGGCGCGGCCCGGCCAGCACGGCGGTGGCCCCGGCCAGCAGGCCCGGCTCAAAGCCCGAAAGCCCGGCCGAGATCGACATGGCGGACCGCGCCGCCCCGGCCAGCGCGGCCTGCGCCGCACGCTGCGCCTCGGCGGCGCTGGCATGGACATGGCGCAGCGTGCGCAGCGGCGTGCCGGACCCGGCGGTGACCTTGTGGATCACGCCGCCGCCGGTGTCGGACCAAAGCGCCTCGACCGCCGCATAAACCTCGCGCCCTTCCAGCTTCCAGCGCCAGCTGGTCAGGCGGCTGTCGGGGATCACCGGCGCGGTCAGCACATCGCCCGCCGCCGTCCTGCCTTCGCCGCGCCGCTGCACGATCAGCGCGCCCCCCGCCGGTTTGGCGGTGGCATCCAGCGTGGCGGCGATCCGGCTCAGGAAGTTCAGGTTCGATTCCGCCGTCTGCGCAAGGTACCCCCAGGCGGCCCCGGCCAGGCTTTCGCCCACCACCGGCTTCAGCCCGGCTTCGCCCGCGATGGTGCGCACGATGTCCGACAGGGTCTTGCCTTCCCAGGCGCGGGTGCGGGGGGCGCGGATCGGGCTTTTGAGGTCGGCGGCGGTGGCGGTGATCCGCAGCGATGCGCCCGGCCCCTGTCCGCCCACGCCGTCCACTGCGAAGCGGCCCATGAAGGCCAGCGCCTGCCCCGTCCAGCCCAGGGAAACATCCAGCCGCGCCTCCATGTCCGGCGAGGCGATGCGCCCGTCCCGGTCATCCAGATCGATCACCACCTGATCCGCCGCGCCATCATCATTGTCGGTCACGGTCAGCGACAAAAGCCGGTCGGCCAGCGTGCCGGTCACATCCTGCCCGGCCACAAGGATGCGGAAGGCGGGGGTCATGTGCGCCCCCGCGCCTTCAGGGCGTCACGGCCTTTGTCGGTGATCTCCCACCCCCGGTGCAGCTGGAAAGCGGGGCGGACAAGGTTAGCCTCGCGCAGCTTGCGCAGGTAGGGGGGCCACCACCACTCAGCCCTGCTCGGCCCCGACTCCGCCAGATCGGACAGTATCCAGAGCAGACCAGTCTGCTTGCTCAGAAATCTCATGTGCGCCCCCACAGCCGGACCTGCCCGGCCTCGACCGGGGCGGGCAGCGGCGGCAGGCTGATCAGCACCCCCGCCGGATAGACCGGCCCCAGCGCTGCCAGGCCCGGGTTGGCGGCCAGCACCGCCGGAACCTGAGCCTCGGTGCCGTAATGGGCGCGGCAGACCGCATCCAGCATGTCGCCGTCGGTGGTGCGCCAGGTGCTCATGCCCGGTCACTCCCATAGGCGCGCAGCGTCACGTTGAACTCGATCCTGCGCGGCGCGCCGTCGGCCAGGAACAGCGATTTGGTCTCGGACACGCGGGTGATGACCCAGCGCTGCCAGACAAAGCCCAGGCCATCGACCAGCATCATCGGCGCGCCCTGGCGGGCGACGGCGCGCATCAGTTCCATCTGGCGCAGCCCGCCCTTGAAATGGGGGTAAATCACCCCTTCAAGGGTGATCTCCTCGGCGTCCGGGCCAAGGTATTGCAGCGCCGGGTCGCGCCCCAGCCGGTCCTGCTTGGCCCAGCGATAGGCGGCGTCGCGGGTGAACATCTGGTAGCTGGCGCGGTTCACGCCGAAGCGGAAGGTGCCCAGCGCCATCATGATGGTTCCCAGGCTAATCGGCATGCAGCCCCCTGTCGTCCAGCCAGGACCTGATCGCCGCTGCTTCGGACAGCTGGCGGCGCACCTCGCGGGCGACCGCCTCGGGCGACTGGCCGGGGGCCGCGTGGACGGTTATCCCGCCGACATGCACCTGGGTGGAGGCCCCGTTCGGCGCGGCGCGCATCCGCAGCGGCGCGGCCGGGGCCACCGGGGCGGCAAAGGCCGCCATGTCGTCCAGCGCCCCGGCCATGCCGCCATAGCCGCTGTCACCGCCAATCCCCGCCGTGCCGCCCGCCTCGGGCGACCGCAGCCAGTCGGGCAGGTCGGGGATCATCGCGTCGAACTTGGCGCGCACCCAGGCGATCATCGCATCGATCTGCGCGGCAATGCCCGCCCGCAGGTCGGTGATCCATTTCTTGCCGATGCCAAGGAAGTCGATGTCGAAGGCATCGACGATTGCAAAGGTGACGTCGGAAAAGGTCCAGCCGGTGAGGTAGGTGAACAGCTCTTCGGCCTTCCTCGCCATGAAACTGAACGGGTCGATGTTGAAGGCATCGACGATTGCAAAGGTGACGTCGGCAAAGGTCCAGCCGGTGAGGTAGGTGAACAGCGCTTCGGCGGCGTCCGCCATAAGCTGGAACGGGTTGAGTTCGGCAATGGCGGCGAACACCCCGTTCAGCAGCCCTTTGTCAAACGCCTTGCGGATGCGCTCGATCTTTTCGCTGAAATAGGCGACGATGCCGTCCCAGTTGTAGTAGATCACGGCGGCAAGGGCAGCAAAGGCGAGTGCCAGCAGGATCACCGGGTTGGCGACGATCAGCGCCAGGCCGCGCGAGATCATCAGGATGCCGCGATGAATGCCGAAGAGGGTTTTGGAAAACACCAGACCCAGCGCAATCCAGCCCAGCACGTCCCACCCGCCGAGCAAGATCGAAGCGCCTTCCAGGAACGGATAAACCTGATCCCGCCACGTCTCGTAGATCCCGGTGCCAAGCCACTTGATGCTTTGCAGCACCCACAGAATGTTGTTGCCCAGATCAGTGGCCCAGCGCTGCAGGGAGCCGTCAGCGGCCATCTGGTCAAGCGTATCCAGCAGACCATTGAGTTCGCCTTTCATCCAGTCGAACAGGCCTGCGTCCATGACCAGCCGCTGGAACCGCGTCCACTGATCCTTAAGGTTCGAGATGATCCCGTCCCAGGTCTGCGATGCCCGGTCCGCCGCACCCTCATATCGCGTGCCCAGCGCTTCCATCAGCAGGGTGATTTCTTCCTGGCCCAGCTTGCCCTGTTCCGACAGCTTCCGCACTTCCGCCGCACTCTTGCCCATTGCTTCGGCCAGCAGGTCCCACACCGGCACGCCGCGTTCCAGCATCTGCATGGCCTCTTCGCCCTGCAGCTTGCCCTTGGTCCAGGCCTGCCCCAGCGCCAGCGTCAGCCCGTCCAGCTGTTCCGCGCCGCCGCCAGTGGCCGCCATGGTATCGACCATCGCCTGCAGCGACCCCGTGGTCGGGTCCAAGCCGAAGGCGCGCAGCCGGGCATAGGCCTGCACGGTTTCCTCGACGCTCAGCGGCGTGCGGGTGGCGAAGCCCTCGATCCAGGCCATGGCCTTTTCCGCCCCTTCGGCCGATCCTTCCAGGGTGGTCAGCTGCACGTTGAACTGTTCGAACTGCGCTGCCGGGCGCACGAAGCTGGCGGCAAGCGCCGTCATGCCTGCGCCATAGGCGGTCACCAGCGCCCCGCCGCGCAGGGCGGCATTGCCGACATCGGTCAGCCCCGCCCCCATCAGCCGCGTGCCCGCCTGCACCCGCTCGGCCTGGCGCATCAGACTGTCGCCGCCGATCCGTTCGATGGCGCGCATCGCGGCCCGTGCCGGGGCCGTGGCCCGGTCCACCAGGCGCAGGATCAGGGCGATGTTCAGATCAGCCATCGGTCTCCTCGCCTTCGTGCCGTGCCCGCGCCTTCAGCCACCACCGCGCCAGTTCCTGCGGCGTCATCGGGTCCATGTCGCGGGGCGTCCAGTGAAAGACGAGGGCAAGGTCCGCCATCGTCTCCTCGATGTCGTCATGCGGCAGGGCTACTCTGACAGTCCCGCCGCTTCCCTTTCCGCATCCGTCATAAAAAAACTGACGGCAGCCCCCGACAGCCTGAAGAAGTCAGCCATGTTCATCGCCGCAATCTCATCCGGCAGAAGCGGCGGCAGCGTGATGCGCGGCAGCAGCCGTTCCATGGTCTTGACCTCCATCTTGCCAAGGTCCATCTGGCTCAGCCCGCGAATGTCGCCCACCGTCGGCTCGCGCACCGTCACCTCCGCGATGGGGTCAGACCCCTTGCGCTCGATCGGTTTTTGCAGGGTCACTTTTCTCATCGTTCAATCCCCCTTAAAGCCCCATCGCGCGGCGGATGTCGGCCAGCTGGTCGACCCCGCCGATCACGCGCAGCCCGTTGACCAGGTCGATCTCGAAGATCTGCTCGCCGTTGATCTCCAGCCGGTAATAGCGGACATCCATCATCAGCTTCAGCGTGGTGTCGGTGCCCGGCTTCAGGTCGCCGGTTTCGGCGGCGGTGATCAGCCCGCCGATGGTGGCGATGATCGTGTCAGCGCCGTCGCCCACCTCGCCCGCCGCCGCCGGGCGCAGCACGAAGCGCTGCTGCAGGCCCGGCTTTTTCAGCAGGGCGGGCGACCATTCGCCGAAGGTGATCTCGGCCGTCATCGCCTCGACCCCCATATCGATGCCCACCGGGCCGTCCATGCCCGCCCCCCGGTGCCCCTCGGTCATCACCTTGACCTGCGGCAGCTTGGCCTCGGTCGCGATGCCGAAGTACGATACCCCGTCGACGAAGGCGTTGAAGTTCTTGATCTTGCGCGGCAGTGCCATCGCGGGTCTCCTTTACTGGGCCGTCGCCACGGCGTTGACGAGTTCGGTGTAGTAATCGCCCTCGCGGTGGGCGCGGAACGTCAGATGCTCCAGCGGCGCGGGCGGCTCGATGTCGAAGTTGATGTAGAGCTTGCCCGCCATCAGTTCGGTGGCGCTGTTCAGTTCCGGGTCCAGCCAGACCCTGCCACCCAGGATCGCGGTGCGCCGCTTCAGCGTGTTGAGATAGCTTTGCACCGTATCGCGGATATCCAGCAGCAGCTGCGCAGAAAACGGGCGGTCCATCGCCCAAAGCAGCGCCTGTTCGATGGACTCATAGACCATGTCGGCGGTGCGCCGCACCGGCAGGAAGGTCCACAGCGGGTCCCTCTCCGTGCTGCGGTTGCCCCACAGCCGGAACCCCTCCTGCCGGATGATCGTGGCCACCTGCTGCTCGTTCAGGCGGTTGGCTTCGGTCTCGGCCGAGCCGAT